ATGCGGCTCGCATTCAGAACCTTGAAGCCCTCGAAGCCTTCAAAGTGCGTAAGATTAAAGACTTTACCATATCAGATAGAGTATGGGACATTGCCAAAAAAGCCCAAACCGAAATAGAACTCGCCCTATCCGTATCATTACAAGAAGGTAAAAGTGCGGTACAGCTTAGTCGTGAAGTGCGTAACCTTCTGAATAACCCCACCGACCTATTCCGAAGGGTCAGAGACCAGTACGGCAACCTTGTATTAAGCAAGAACGCCCAAAACTATCACCCAGGGCAAGGAGTGTACCGAAGTGCCTACAAAAACGCTTTGCGACTTGCAAGTAATGAAATCAATGTAGCCTATAAGTCCGCTGATTGGTTGCGCATACAGCAAAACCCCGATATTGTAGGTTTCGAGGTACGCCTATCACCACAGCACAAAGTCTATGATATGTGCGATGAACTGAAAGGTAAATATCCTAAATCATTCAAGTTTCACGGCTGGCACGTAGGTTGTAAGTGTCATATCATCACCCTACTAAAAACCGATGAAGAGCTTATCAAGGAACTCAAAGCCGATGAAACGCTACCCCCTGAAAGTTCCTCTAACTATGTAGGTGATGTGCCTAATAACTACAAGCAATGGGTAACTGATAACAAAGATAGGTTCAAGAATTGGAAAACAAAGCCGTATTTTATTGAGGCTAATAAAGAAATAACCATAAGTAATGAAGTGTCTCAATTAATGAAAAAAGCTATCAAATCAGAGCCTGAAATAAAATCAATACTTAATAAACTCACTAAGGAATTAGGAGGATATGCAACACCTATTAACTATAAAAGCCGAGAGTCTATTTTGCGCAAAGTTACCGATGAACTCAATGGGAATGTAGAAGGCATTAAAGATAGCATAAGGGCTACAATCATTGTACCTGAAGAAAAAATGAAAAACATTTTGCCGTATTTACAAAAAAGTAGTATATTTGCACGTGTAAAAAATCAAACCCCTGAACAATTCTTAGGGTATAGTGGCATTCTTACCAATATTCGCACTCAGCAAAACATCTTCGCTGAAATTCAATTCAATACTGAAAAAATGATTTACGCTAAAGAAACACCTCCTAATGCAATTCGCATTTTGGGGCAAAAAAGATATGATGATATAAGAAAAGAAACAGGGCTTGAAGGTGGTTTAGGACACAAGTATTATGAAGAAATAAGAGTACTTAAAGCGAAGGCAAATAATACTCCCAATATATTAGAGCGCATAGCTGAGTTGGAAAAACAATCGTTTAACTATTACAGCAAATTCAGATGAGCAACCATACACAAATAATCCAGAATTTTCAAAACCACACCGACACCTATATCTATGATGATTGGCAAGAAATAGTCATCAAATTCACCCGTGAAGGTCAAGAAATAAAATGCTATGCCAAACAAAGAGAAAAAGAACCATACCCCATAAAGTGGGAAACAAACATCGTAATGAACGCACGCATTAGCGGACAAATAGTAGATGAAACCTTTTATAAAACCTTTTAAACCTATGTTAGAAAAAGCCATACAAATAGCCATTGAAGCACACCAAGGACAAACCGACAAAGCAGGAGCACCATACATACTGCACCTTATCCGTGTAATGAATGCAGGGCAAACCGAAGATGAAAAAATTTGTGGTATATTACACGATTTAGTAGAAGATACTAAATGGACTTTTGAAGACCTCAAAAAAGAAGGCTTTTCAGAAGAAGTTATCAGTGCCTTAATCTGTGTAACCAAACAGCCTAACGAACCATACACTCACTTTATAGAACGCATCAAAACAAACCCATTAGCCATTAAAGTCAAACTCAATGACCTAAAAGACAATATGGATATTACACGACTAACATTTATCACCGAAGACGACACACAACGATTAAACAAATATCTCAAAGCATATCACTACCTCTTAAATAACATAAAAACACAATGAAAATAAACAACACTAACATACAAACCACCTACCAAACCCACCTTTTAGATACCAACTACAAAGACCTTCTTTGCTACCCCCCCCTAAAAAAACTACCCTCCAATGATTGGGCAGAATATTATGGCAAAGAGTACGACACCACCACCCCCGTACTCGATATACAACAGTACACCCTCACCTTCATCAGCAAGGCAACTCATTACACCCCCTTCATCACCTTCCTAACGGCACAAACCTACAACGATTTTCATTTTGAAGAGTTAGGCAAAACCTTTCGTTTGCGCTTCGTATCCGCCCAAAAAGTAAAAGCAGAACAAGACTATATCACTACCGATATTACCCTTGCCAACGACACCCCCCTACAAGGCTACTCCTACACCGCCCCCAATGCCACCCTGCCCCCTTCAGGATTCACTATAGACGGCATAGACCTGTCCAAGTATGGCATTTATCTACTTGAGGAAAATCAAAACACCCTCCTACCCACCTACGAGGTAAAAGAGCACCTCACCACAGCCAGCAATACCCTTGCAGGCGTACAATACGCCCAGCACGCCAACACTTTCAAAGAGCACACCCTTACCCTGCATTGCTATATCAGTCAGCCTCTCACTTCCTTTTGGCAACTATACGAAGCCTTATTGTACAATCTCACCCAGCAAGGCGAACGAACCATTAACATTCCTCCTTCTTTCGGAGGGGCAGTACTTAAAGCCATCTACCAAAAAGCAAGCATCAAGAATGCGCTGCTTGTCGGCAATATCCTCAAAGTAGAATTCACCCTCACCCTCGTCCTTGTGTAAAAATGTCAAATAATTGTCAAACCGCCTTGCTAATATCCTATCAATACTAACGTACCTTTGCATCACTTGTAATTTAGAGTTATGCAAATCAATTTCAATACCACTCGCCTCGATATACTCCCCACTGATGAGAGTTACCGCTATCGCTCTATAATGGGCGAGCATACCCTCACCCTATACTTTTCATTACCCACTTATACCGACATTCCTACTGGTGCGTGGTGTGAGTTCCAAGGCGAACGTTATACACTCAATCAACCCGCCAAGGTAGTTAAACATAACACTCACCACTTTGAGTACACCCTTACCATGGACAGTGAGGGCGCAAATCTACGTAATTACAAGTTAAGAAACCCTAATGATAAAACCCTAAAATTTCCATTCACAGCCTCTCCTCGCTACCATATTCAGATATTGGTAGATTGCCTCAATATGATAGATAGCGGGTGGCAGGTAGGAACTACTATAGAAGCCTCCGAAAAACTCGTTTCTTACAATCACAACAACTGCCTTGAAGCCTTGGATATGATAGCCAAAGCCTTTGAAACCGAGTACGAAATCATAGGCAAAAGCATACATCTGCGAAAGGTAGAGTATTTTAAAAACAATCCACTACCCCTCCAATACGGCAAAGGCAAAGGCTTCAAAACAGGCGTAAGTCGCACCACTGAACAAAGTCGCATCACACGCCTCTATGTACAAGGAGGCGAACGCAATATCGACCGCTCTAAGTACGGCAATAAAGAACTATTACTGCCAAAATCACAAGAGTACACATATGAAGGCATAACCTTCGCTTCAGACGACAAAGGGCTATCTATAACCATCAAGAACGCCCAAAACAACAGCTTTATCAACGAACAAAGCCTTGACCTCTCACATATATATCCTAAGCGAAAAGGGACTATATCAGCCGTATTTGAGGTTGATAAAGCCAAGCACTTTTACGACTTCACCGATACCACCATACCTCAAGCCCTCAACTTTTGGAATATGCGCATCAATGGCGAAAAGATGGTGATATACTTTGAAAGCGGTATGCTCTCAGGGCGCGAGTTTGAGGTCAATCATTACGACCACGCTCAAAAACGTTTCCAATTACAGCCCAAAGAAGAAGACGGTGCAACAATGCCCAATGATATATTCAAGCCAGCCGTAGGCGACCAGTATTCCGTCTATAATATGCAAATGCCTAATGCCTATATTTGCGACAACGCCACCCAATCAGGAGCAAGCTGGGAGATGATGAAAGAAGCCTGCAAATACCTATACGAAAACCGCTCCGACCACTTCACCTTCACCGGCGATTTAGACGGCATTTGGGCAAAAAAACATTGGGCTAATGTAGGTGGACGGCTTAAAATGGGCGCATATATCCACTTCTCCGACACCGAGTTTCAGCGCACCCCCGTAGCCATTCGCATCGTGGGGCTCAAAGAGTATGTAAATAACCCATACAGCCCACAAATAGAACTATCCAACAAGGTACAAGGGCAGTCCTTCGCCACCGAAATACGCAAACTCCAAAACCAAGAAGTATATTTTGAAGAACTCAATAAGCGCACGCAATCACTAACCAAAAGAAGTTGGAGAGATGCTCAAGAAACTATTAAACAGATAGAGGAAGCATTTCCAGAATATACCAAGAGTATTGTACCTGTTACTGTACAAACTATGATGGCTCTTATAGGTAACAAATCTACTCAATTTGATTTTGTTGTATCTAAAACAAACCCTATAAAATCCCCTCACACGCTCTATTTTGACAAGAATACAAAGCAAATCAATGCAGGTAGTGGGTGGCTCAAACACTTTACTTTAGGAAGTAGCGATATTACCCCTAATCGTGATGCTAACAGCTATAAATATTGGAATATTCCTGCTTTTGTATCAGGGCGTTTAGATGATAAAACAAAGACTTACTACCTCTATATCAAAGCCTCCAAAACCATTGAAACAGGTGAATTTATCCTATCTGAAAACAAAATAGATATAGAACAAGAAGCAGGCTTTTATCATTTCCTATACGCCACCGTCAATTCAGAATACGAAAATGAACGTGGTATAGCTAAACTCAATGGCTTTACAGAAATCACTGGTGGACAAA